AAGATGACAAGTATGATGACAAGTAGTTACATAAACAATAATTTTATTGCATTGGACACAGTATTCAAGGAATCAAAAAATCTGGAAAAGCATGATCTCATAAGTATGTGTAAGAGTACAGGAATGGTTGAGAGTATAGTGAAATTAGTGAACACTGATGAATGTAGAACAGCAGCAGCAGACAGAGTTGCGGGTAGAATTCTGAGCAGAAGAATAGGAGTTATGAGATCTGATAAAGAGCTAGAAACAGGTATGATTGCAGAGTTAAGAAAATACACTGCACAAAGAGCTGCAATTGAGAGCAACAAAGAGATTAAAGAAGGTTTAATTAGGCAGCTGAACGGGTTAAAAGATGAGTCGTTAGAAGTGGAGAGTAATTTGGATTGGAACACTCCACTGGACTCTGTGATGAAAATGAACAAAATGAGATCAAAATTAATGCCTAGAGGAAGGAATTTGAAGAATGTTGTTGCATATATGGAGAGAGTGATGGAACAAAAGACAACAGAAAGGTGGAAAGTATTTCATTCAAACACAATTGGGATAAGGAACTGGAAAGAGTTAGAGGAGGAAGTTGAGGAGAGAATGAAAGCTATTGTTGGATCGAGAGATGTCAAAACCATAGATATAGACAAAGAATTACTGAACAACAACTTAAACTCATACCTGGTTGCAGCAAGAACACTATGTGATCTTTTGACTTCAAAGGAAATAAGAGATGATGGTGAGAACAAAAAATTATTCCCAGAAGATGCCAAAATTGTTAGAATGGAAAAGAAAACTCTCACTGAAATGATAAGAGGAGAAGACTTTCAAATCAGCTTTGATAAAAGGAGATTGAAAACAGATTCTCTAAGTATAAGAGAAGAAACTGAATCCAAAGGTGTTATAGAAGTTGTTGAGGAGTGTTGTTTCAGAGCTTATGCTTATGAAGTGGGTTTCTTTGAAAGGTTACATAAGTGCAATGTTCGGCTGAGTTCATCAGTGAACATAATTGATGAGAAAAAGAGAGACATAGATGAGTTTATTGATGTTGCAGATTTCAAGAAGAATCTTGGTAAAGCAAATGACTTTTATCTATTAGGAGGTGCTATGACAGATAAATTGCAAGACTGGATAAACAGCAAAGGTGATCTGTTTGTCCCTGACCTAAAGAAGGACTTCTCATTAGACAGGCTTAAGAATAAATGTTTAGTTATGCAGAGTTCAAAAGTGACCAAATTCACACAACTAGGTGAAAGTCTTTTGCTTGACCTTGACAATGAGTTTGACCTACCAGCAGTCATTGATAAAATAACTAAGAGTGATGGAGAAGGGAGAATAGAGGTTGTGTTTGAAGAGAGGGTACATGAGAAAGAGAACAATTGTTACAGCTTCAGGAAAATTATCGAGGTTCTCAAACCAATTGAAGTTAATGTTGAATGTTCTTATTGCCAGAGTTTTGTACGGAATGAATCAGAGGACTCAGTCAGTGATATGTGTTTGAGGTCAAAGGAAGTGATGAGGAAAAATATGGAGAAAATGAAAGCATTGTACGAGTCCACTGCAATGGTTATGTCTAAGTCAAACAAAAATGATCAAACAATTAAAAGAGCACTTAGATCAGGGTGTTTGACATCATTTGATATATTTAATAAAGTTGAAATTCTAGAGAAATGCCACAAAATAATGACAGATGTGAGAGCTTTTCGCAGCAAGTACATGCATTCTGAAGATTTCAACAGATTTTGTCTTGTAAGAGACCTGAGTGATTTGGAGTTGATGAAAGAGTCAAAACAGATCAAAAAAATGGTTTCAGAGTATAACTCTATACTTAATGAAATGATGAATCACAAAGAAAAGAACAAAAAATTCATGGAACTTTTCGTTAACTTCTGTGTTGAGGCTATGTCAAGATCAATGTATATGTGTGAGATTAGGTCTAGTGGACCATATCTCGTTGACTGCGATATAGGTGCTTATTTAGGACTCAGGCATATAGAAGTTGCAGATTCTTTAACCCTATATTTCAACATATTTAGAAATGATATGGAGAGCTTGAAGAACATTTTCTTTGGTAAAGTCTTAAGAGTAATAAACAGAGAAGCTTTTGAAGAGATTATGAGTTTATCTGAACCTTGCTTCACATTAATATTGTTCACAAAGTATATTAATCAAGAAGTCAGAAAATCAACAAGGTTGAGGAAACTGAACAGAGGCATCAAGGGTGCAAAGAAGGACAAGGTTGCTTTTTTAATAGCTCAAAAAGTTTTTTCAGAAGGTAAGAATTCATATGTTTGGAATCTTTTGATAGATGAATTAAGGAAGTATAATAAAGAAACAAAAGAGATGTTGAGACATCAAACAACTCTTGCACCTAAAAACCAGTTAGGAGGACCAAGAGATTTAGTTGTTCAAACATTGAAAAGTGCTATGCTACAGAGTTGTGTGGAAGTCATCGGAAAAGACGCCTTTAGTGTTTATGACAACAACTCACTGAGTAGCAAATCATGCAAGAAAAGATTCATGGACAAAATAATAGGGAATCAAAAGGAGAGAAAGTTTGGGTCAACAGAAGTGTATGTGTCAAAAGATGGAGAAAGCTGGGGTCCAAAAATGAAAGGAGGACATATCATTGGTATACTTTCTATGATTCTGAGGTCATTTGGTTATGAGAATGTTTCTAGCACACTTGATGTTTGTGGTGTAATATGGGATAATAGAGAGACAGAGATTGATAGTAAAATTGTTGAAGACATGTTTGTAAGACTTCAAAGGTTTGATACAACAGGAAGAACCATCGAAGATGTTTGCAACATGATGTATGTGAGGAAGGAGGAAGAAACGCAAAGATATATCATGAGAAAACTTTTAAATAAGGAGAAGTACATAACAATGTTCAACCACATGGGACAAGGATTATTGCAATGCACATCAACAGGTATCCAAGCTCTGACAGGTGATTTTCTGAGGAAAGAGTTAATTTGGATTATGGAAGGTGATGTGAAGTTTGATAAAATATGTGGCTCTGATGATTCATTAGAAATAATCAGAGTGAAAAATGGAGAGACAAAACTGAAAACAAATGAAAAGATAAAAAATAATTGTGATTGGATAAGAATACTCACTAGTTCATTAAATGTTAATGACTCATCAAAGAGTTGTGCAAGTGAGAAAATCGCTGAGTATCACTCAGAATTCATTAGCATAGGGAGAATTATAGCTAGCAAATGCAAATTTATGTCAGGGATGTTAACAACAAGTGATACAAGCGACATCTTTAAGATCATAGAATCAACCTACTCAATGCTAAGGCAAGGCCTGGAGAATGGAATGGATATGTTCGACCTTTATTCTGCTTTGTACCTAAGGTTCTGCAGCATATTTGGTATTTGCAGCAAGGCAAAGCAGAACACAATGATGGAGATTCTGATAACAAGCACTATGGCAGGTGGATTCACTCCTTTTGAATTGGTCAGCTGGAGCACATCTGATAAGTCAGACTTCAGTGAAGATTTGAAACTAATACTCTGTCATGAGAGGTTTGAAAAAAGAAGATATATTGAAGATAGTGACAAAGTCACAATGGTGCTTGAATTCCTTAGAAATCAGAAGAAAGAAACATTTGAAGGTAAATTTTTCAGATTCAGGAATCAGAGTGGCAATGAGAAGAGAATTAATGAGTTAATTGATATGTTTGGAATTGGCTTAGAAAAGGAGAAGGAAGAGTTTTTTAAAGTTCTGTTAGGGCATTGCAGAGTTTTAAACATGAGAATCGATTCCTTAAGAATGTCAAGCATTCTAACATCTTTAAAAAGGGATGGTTCCTTTAGTAGTAAAAGTGTATCTGAAGTGAGGGAATCTATCTTTAGAATGGTGGATTCAAACAGCTATAGCTTGAGATCACTACCTGTGAGTTTAATTGAAGAGATAAAAAGACTTAGAGAACTACACACATTTGATGTGAAGAAGTTGAGCAACAAGAGAGCTAGTGAAAACACAAATTGGAAGGAGCTGAAAGAGGCTTGCTTAGCAATATATAACAAAAATGAAACAGAAATTGTTTCAAGAATGAACACATCCATCGCTAATGGGATGTATGGGTCAGGGAACTCGCCTGATCATTGCAAGAGATTTAGAATGATGAGAAGAATAGAAATAAATGAGAAAAGCAACAAAATTCTTGGGATTAACTCAAGGACATCATTATTTGATACTAACAAAAGATTTCTTGAGAATGAAGCAATAGTGGTGATAGCATGGAATAGATTCTCAGATTTAGTCAGAGAGGCTGAGATCAAAAATTTGGATGAG